TGAACCAAGTACGCGCTGGCATGGTCGCGCTTTCGACCTGTCGCCCATCATTCAGTGCAATGTATGCCTCGGTTCGTGTGGTGTAATTCACCACCATATTCACGCCGCGCTGTGCATTTGCCGCGTTGATTTTGGCAACTTTAAGTTTTCCTAAATCTGTTTGCAGCCGTGCAAACGCATAGTTTACACCGTCAATAAACGCCTGCGCCTTTGGTAACGAACCCATATCATAAGCCGCTTTCATTTGTGCTAAAAGCTTGTTATCAACCAGTACCGCCTTCGCATATTTATCCACATTTGCATTGGCTTCCGACTGTTTGCCTACGACATCATTCACAAAAATATCATTTGTTTTTGTGGAATCCTTCTGCGAGCAATAGATGGTGTATCTTTTCGCCCCATCAGGCATCATTTGTTCGCACAAGCCAACCTCACCAGTCAACCCCGTGGTGTAATCAGCACACCAAGCATCAACCGTGGCATCAGGAACTTTCTTTGCTGCCAGCGTTGCGATTCTATCCGTTGCCATGCGTTCAATCGCAGCATAACGCGCTTCTTGATTGTGCGCTGTGTCTATTTTATCCTGAACTGTGGCAATGGCTGCATCGGTGGCGTTGATTGGCAGTTGCTCGCGTTCAAGCACCGCCGCGACCCATTTCGCGTGTTCCGAATCCTTGCGGGCTTTGGCGGTGGCTTGCAGCCGTTTCGCTTTGGCAACCTCCGCATCATGGCTTGCCGTGTCATGGATAAGCTTCACTTGATAAAGCGGCGTATCAACACCACCGCCGACAATCAAACCTTTCATACAATCGAACCGTTGAATGATACTGTGGTTGATGATTCGGTGTGACTTTCCGCCATTGATTCGACCTGAATGGATAACCCGTCAACGATAGCATTGATTCCAAGCATGGACGGCGCGGATAAGGCTTGAACGCGAACTTGCGAACCGCTTACATTATATGCGCTTACTTTTATTAGTTCGTCTGCGCCTGCGTTATACTGGATTACATGCGGCGGTTTTTGCGTAACCACACCGTACGAACTGCTTATGTCATAATCAACGGCATATTCAAGTGAGTACCAAGTCGGGTGGCGATAGCGGTTTGTTCCGCGAATCGTAAGCGTTGATGAATGAACCCCTATATCGTATGAAAGCGCAATATCGGTTGCCAGTGTGTTTTTCACGCGCTCAACAATCGAACCGTCCGACATTGTGACAGTCTCAACAATATCAATGGTCAATCCTGTTGCGGCTGCCAGCCAGCCTGCAATATCTGGCGTGTATGGGGTGTAAAGGTTCATCTGCTCCTTAACCATGTTGTAAACAGTCACATCATAAGAGTTTGTGATACCAATCGTTGTTTTGGCTAAACCACCAATGATGCTCACCATCTCAATCATAATTTGGCGTGGTGTTGTTGAAGTCACTCGCTCAACACCATCCAATGATGAATTGACTGAAAGCGAAGTGAGCGGAAAATCAAGCGTGTTCCCTACATCGTCACGCGCCCTTGCAGTATATCCAACCGATAGTTGGTAAGGCTCGGCAACGGGGGCAATCAATGAGCGGTTGAATGCGGTGAACCCTGCAACGAATCGCGTTGTGGGTGGTTTGGGTAATCCAACAAGCAATGACGCGCCCATCACGCCATGCGGCGATATTTGACGCGGTTTAGAGGCATAGGGAACATCAATCAATAAGCGTGTGGTGTTGAGCGTCAGCGCATTGATGGTGGTTGTTGGCAGTGGAACAGGCGGAATAAACACCATCTTGGGCGGTGTGCCACCTGTGTTGATGGCAATGGTATTGATGGCGTTGGCATTCAAAAAACCATCAGGATAAACCGCTGTATTGGCGACAAGATGCTTGCCAACCAAAAGGATCGCTTTTGTGTTGATAGGGCTGGCATTGATAGAGCCGCCGAATGGCTGAAACTCTCCAATTTTTTGCTTCCCAACATCCATGAGCATGGTTGTGTTGATGGCATTTGCATTGATGGGGAGCGGCGTTGCGACCATCGCACCGATAGCAGCCAGCCCAAGCAATGCGGATTGATTCAGCGGCGTTGTGTTAAGCATAAATCACCTGTAATGCAAACGCCCCACCATCGCGCATATCGCCCCAATAAATCGGGGTATTGGGCGTTCTGTTGATATTGAATGAAACGGTTGCCATTGGCGCGGCGACCGCTGTTGTCGGCGTGGCTGCAATGGTTGCTGTGGTTGTTTTTGAGACCGTCAAAATATCAACGGTTGCGGATAAGGTTTGCGACAAGTTGGTGAAATCAACCGTTGCAGTCTGTTGCAACCCAACTTCATTGTCCGCCGCGCTCATATCACTGAAGATGCTTGAATGGTCAGTAAACACCACATCGAACACACCTTCATAATGTGATTCAATCGCCAACTGATTATCACCTTCCACTACCAATGCAGGCAACACATACCACGCGCCATGATTGATACGCGCCTTGCCGCCCTTCACTTCAAGCCTGCATTGCAGCGATGGAACAAAAGCGAAGTGAAGCACACCGTAAAAAGACGATGGCACACTTGGCATCCAATCTATGCCGTTCAATGCCAGCTTAAACACGACCAACCACCAACGCATTCAGTGCGATAGTATTGCCAGAGAGTTTTGCCGACGATGGGGCGACCTGAAAATATCCGTCAGGGTGCGAGATATTCACCACTGGATGATTCCCAACAATGTACTGCAACGCATCATCTATGCTTTTCGTGGCATTGCGGACGGTGATTGTTATGGTTGATTGGATGCGTGTACCTGTGTCCTGCAATTCAATCGAGCCAGCCAATGCCGCGCTTGTTTTGTGGATGCGTTCAGTGCCAATCTTGAAGTCATCAACATCAAGAAAAATGCTGGATGCAGGGTCAAATCGTGGTGAAGCCAGTGAAATCATCATGTTATAAGCCTTGCAGCAACATATCCATGCCACTCGCGTTGCCTTTAATTTGCAATTTCTCCAAGATTTTCAGCAATACCAACTCAAGCTCCACCGATAAATCAGGCGCGGAAACAGTCAACACGGGGTTCACATTGTTGCGCATACGCTCTGCTTTAGCCTTGTTCATTTCTATGATTGACTTGTTCAAATCTTCCTGTGATTTTACTTCCCGCTCTCTGATATTTTGCTCTTTTCTGATAGCGTCCTCAATCGCAAATTGCTTCCATGAGCTTGTCGGCTTTGCCAACGCTCCAAACATGTTACCTAGCAGCGCGCCCGAAGTTTTTAGCCCAACATTGATACTGTCGAACGCCGCCGTGACGGCTTTTGAATCCGCTTGTATCTGCGCAATATCAACCTTTGATTTGATTTGCAGTGTTTTGACGATTGTTTGATTGCGCTGTTTATCCCATTCGAGACGCAGCTTCTCCGCCTCTAGCTTGTTTTTTATCACTGCGGCATCGACTTTGGTTATCTCTTTGACCGCTGTTTTTGCAGCCTCGCCAGCAACATAGAATGGGTTGTTTTGATATGAAACAGAACCATCCGAGCCGATAATCTTGATATATTGCGCTGTTGCGTCTTTGGCATTGGCTACTTCCGCACCAAGCGATCGTAATTGACTTATCTTATCATTGATTGCAGCCGTGTGTTTCTGTTCCTCTGTCGTCACTGCTTTCGTTGCGTCGGCATTTTTGATGGCATTGGCAGACACTTCCGCCATGCGTGCTGCATAGTCTGATTCGCTGATGCCTGCTTCGGTTGAAGCTTTCATCATAGCACGCATTTCATTCGCTGATTGATTGATGGCATCAGCATTGGCAATGGCTGCTTTGGTTTCTTTATCGAATACAGGCGGCTTGCTTCCGTATGCCGCCGCTGCATCTGCGTTGGTGATGAAACCGCCCGTCATTTTGTCAATAACGCCGATAAAGTCCTGTATCGCAGTCTTGGTGGATTGCCCTAAGTGTTTTTCAATAAATGAACCCAGCGCAAAACCAGCCGCACCAGCCGCTCCAACAAGCCCCGCTTTACCCAAACTTTTAGAAAGCAAACCAGCGGATGACGCTGCGCCACCCATACCTGTTGCCATCAAAGATAAAGAGCCTGTAACGGCTGAAATAACAGGTGACAATGCGCTAAATACAAGCGACATGCCGCCAATCGTACCTAAAACAGTCTGGAAGCTTCCATCAAGCGAGTTCCACGCCTCGACTGCAACCACAACACCATCGGCAAGAAGTCCCAAAGCCGAAAAAATGCCTTCGGTCACATGGATGAACCCTGTCATCCCATCAACAACTGTCTGAATCAAATTGGCAAGCCCTTGCGCCCCTGCTGCATCGGTATTGCCAAACATCCCCCCTAATGCAGTTCCAACGCCGCCAATGGCATCAAGGAACGGCTGGAAATCAACCAGCGACAACGCCGTTGGCAGGTTTTTAGCCGCATCTTGCAAGAATTGAACCAGCCCTTCCGACCATGCCTGCACCTGTGTTGTGATTGCAGTCAACGCGCCGCCATCAATAGCTGTTCCAAACGCTGCGAACACACCCGCCACCGCATCAGCAACCGACCCATAGGCGGGCAATAAATCACTGCCAACACGCACCAAGGTTGTATTGATTGAATTGAGCAAGCGTTGATTGTGCAATGAAAAATTGTCACCCATCTTTTTGAACGCAATGTCAGTTGAACCCATCGAGCTATTGATGGAATCAAGTTTTAGCCTGTATTTTTCCGAATTGTTGGCAAGCAACTGCGCCGCCGCCGCCGCTCCCTCACTAGATGGAATCAATAGGTTTAATTTTTCCGCGCTGCCACCTGTCGCCTTTTGCAGTTGGTCGAGTACGCCGCTTAACCCATGCGCCTTTATTTCTGCCAGCGAAAAGTTTATGCCCATATCTTTCATTGCTTTGGCAGAGCCAACCGACGGCTTGATAAGTGCCAGCAAAAGGGCTTTAAGCTGTGTTGCAGCCTGCGCCGTCGGGGTTCCCTTAGCGGTCATGTCCGCCATTGCCGCCCCAACCTCATTGATGCTAATGCCAAGTTGCGCCGATACAGGTGTTACCTGCGAAAGCGAGGCGGTGAGTTCGGGAATAGTGGTCACGCCAAGTTTTACAGTCTGAAAAAAAGTATCGCTGTATTTGGAAGTTTGCGAAACATCCGCGCCGTATGCGTTCATCGTCCCAGACAATAATTTTACCGATTCATTCATTGAGGCATTGCCCGCCACTGCGAGCTTTTCCGCACCTGTAAGCGCGGCGGTAATATCTTTGTAATCAGTCCCCGCCGATAATGCGGAATAGGTCGCGCTGGTTACATCCTGCAACGATTGCGTACTGCTTGCACCATAGCTTAGAATTTCAGCTTTAAGAGCTGCGATTGATTTCTTCGGGGCATCCACCAAGGTTGTGATTTCAGCGAACGAATCATGGAACTTACCCGCCGCCACAATAGCGGTTGCAGCCATTGCCGCCCCCGCTGCTGCAACACCAGCCTCGAACTTCAGGATCGTTTTCGTACCACCTGCAACGGTTGAACTGAAATCACCGAACTTGCCAACCATCCCGCTCATTTTAGTGGATAACTCGTCTTTTGCCCCGAAGACTATTTCAACCGTTTTTTTGACATCAGCCATTTTCTGCATTCCTTCGTTCGTAAAATAAACCCCACAAGGCGGTTTCCGTTTCAGTCAGGAAATTAGGGAACAAATCAGGGCGCAATTCATAAAGCATTTTACCATGTTCAGCCCCAAGCGCGAGAGCGTTACGAACATCGCTCCGCGCCCAAAGCTTTGCTACTTTCCCAGCTCTTGCCCAAGACCCGTCAGCCGCATGATTTCATTCGTAATAGCGAAAAACTCAATCGGAAAGGTTTCAGAGAGCTTTACCGAAAGCTGCAAGTCAACATCAATGCCCACCGAACCACGAACAAGCAATTCAAGGCGTTTTACCGTGTCATGCGCCATCTCTGAATCAATGCCAAGCACTGATTTGATAGCCTCCGCTTTATCCTTGCCAGAGCCGCCCGCAATAGCGTCCACCACATCGGAAATATTGCCCATCTTATCCGCCGCTTCCGTGCAGTGTGATAGTTCATCCGCTGTTAATCCGCGAACTGTCCATGTTGGTTTTTCACAATCATCAGGAAAAAAAGCCGCCATATCTGGAACATCAACCACCCCCTCACGAGGGTGGAATTTGCCAGCAATAAACTTCTGCTTATCAAACATTAAGCAACCTCTGCTGCTGCGACACTTGAAGATATAGTACAAGCCGACTGCATAGAAGCACCACTTGGGAAAGTGCGCGAAACACCAAGAATACCCTGGGTGAGAATATGAGGTGTCTTGTATTTATTTGGATAGAAACGGAACCATAGATTTTGATTCTTCAAGGAAATTAATGGGTCGGTTACATTATCCTGACTGTAAGAAATAAAAGAGCCTTGATTCAAGCTTGACGAAGTGCTGCCCATAGTTGTGCCATACACCTGTTTTGAACTCACTGAATGCGAATTTTCAGGCGGGATGAAATCGGATGATAACGAAATAGGCGTAAAGATTGGCGCGGCGTATGTAGCAAATACCTGCTTTGGCATATTGCCAACATGAATTGGATCAAGCGGAGCAAGAAAAGTAACGCTGCCTGATTCGTAATTGATATTGAACAATGGGTAATCAAAACGCTCGACATGCTGCCCCACCACTGCGAGGATTTCATTGGCGGCAATCGGTGCGGCAACATTGCTGGTCAACTGGACCTGTGCAATTTCAATGCTACCCACTGGAATCAATGGCGCGCCTCCAGCCGCTCCGCGTGTCGCTGAAATAGATGTACCAACCACACCTGCAACCACTGCCAATGCACCAGTTGAATCAACCGTAATGGATGAAATACGAACAGGGTTTGTCGCCGTTCCGCGTGTCACGGCGTTGTTTGCCAATGCGCCAACTGCAACCTGTAAGCCTGCTAGGTAGCAAGTCAGTGCCGTAACATCTACCGCATCATTTGCGGCGTTCGGTGTAACCAAACCGCCCGTTGCCAAACCATCGGGGGTCACGGTAGGTACATGCGCCATTACGCCCGACCATTGTTGTGCCTGCGATGTAAATGTTGCATGGTCGCCGCTATCGGTAAGCGCAGCGTTCGGGAAGGCTGTTTGCCCGCCTTCATATTCTAGTTGGGCGTTGTCCGCCGTATTTGCTCCAGCCATGTTAAACTCCTTTTTTATTATAAGTTTTAAACAACATTTTATGCGAAATTCAATTCCCAATAGCCATCAACGCCCACCGCCGTTGTTTCTTTTGAAATATGGGCAAAGTCAGTTCCATTTATCGCAGTGTTTAATGTTTCCCCTACGGGTACATGGAAATTTTGATAAATAACCCCGTCAGGCTTCGTGAAATGTATTGTGTATGCGTTGCCGTTCGTGGTGACTGGAAGTGTTATTGTTGTTGATATGCCGCCCGTTCGTGGTGAAGAAACAATATCGGGGACGGCATCAGGTGTAAGAAGCGTCATGTCGAAAACGGCATCTGTAACAAGAAGCCTATGCGCCAAACTCAAACCAATCGAATGAGCGGGAGCGGGGGTTGGTAAATCCGCCGTTTGGGCAAAAGCCGCCATCGCCCCCGCTGTGATTCGTCCACTAAATAAAGTGCCAATGCCCCACGCCTGCGCCGTACCTTCAACGCCACGGGTCACGGTTGCGACATCACCAGCCCATGCCGTGATTTCAACGACTTCATAAGCCACGCCATCGGTTAGCGTTACAAGCTCTGTTTGACCTGCTGCAAGCACATTGAACAAGCCAGAATCGCCCGCTTTAACTGTCATTGTCACATCTGCAAGCAATGCCGATACTTGAAGCGTTGTTTCTGCGTTGTTGCTAAATAATTTTGTCATAAAATATCCTTAGTTAATCCATCGCATCGAGCCATCCAATGCTTTATATCCTCGGAAAAACATTTTTCGGCTGTAGCTTATGTAATCAGTTCCATTCAATGTGTTGTTCATGTAATGCCCATTGGGAACAAGAATGTCAAGATTGAAAGTGTGAATTGGGTTCGAGCCATTGCAAATCACGCCTGTTTTAACGATCTGTCCTGTTGATAAAGTCGATAAATCTGGCAATGTAAACGCAATCGCCGCTGTTCTTGACCAATCGACTAAAAAGAATTCTGGCAATAATGAAAGGTCAGGAAACGCTGTTGCCGCATCGAATGCCGTCGCGCCGTTCGGTATCTGAACAACACTGTTTGCGATTGGTGAAAAACCCCCTCCACCACCGCCTGTATTTGTGGCAGGTGTGGCAGGTGTGTATTCCGACCGCTGCAACATCGAAGCAAGAAGTCCAGCGGTGACGCGGCTGGATACAATAGAACCAGTCGCCCAAGCTTGTGCTGAACCACCTTCAACCGCCCTTGTGATTGTTGCCACATCACCAGCCCACGCGGTCACATCAACAATTTCTAATGAAACCCCATCGGTGATAACCAGCCGTTCAATTTCACCCGCGTTCAAAGCACGAAACAATGACGCATCACCAGTGGCAACGGTCGCTTCCAAATCACCCGCAAGCAAGGGCGCGGCAAGTTGTGTTTCTGCATGGTTGCTAAAAACAAATGGCAATGCGGTCTCCTATAGCAAGTCAGTCATATTGACTGCTGTTTGATATGTGGCTTTGATATTCAACAAAGCACCACACCAAGGTTTTGACCCTTCCCCAATTATTGGGGTGAAGTCGATGACCTCTAATTTCTGAATGATGTCACCTAAATTGGGCGCATAAACCCCGCCGATTTCACTGTTCAATGATGCAGTGATTGCCGCGTGCATATCCATTGCAATATCAATGAATGGGCGGTCGTAGGTTTTATCATAACACTCAATAGAAATCGAAAGCTCGTGCGTGTCTGCGCCATGCTGGCTTGAAACAATAAGGTCATTCGTCACCCAATAGTTGCACGCTGGAAGGTCGCCATCTTTGAATGGAGACAACCTTGCGCGCGTTACCTTGTTTATTTGGATGCCAGTCGTTCGATTGAGACGCATATCAATTTCATCGAGGATGATGTTTAAGGCACTCACTGGATTGCCCCTTGTGCAAGTTCTCGCATACGCACCATCAATGGCGCAATTTCATCATCAGCCGCTTTTTGCATGCCTAACCGCGCAGGAATTGTGACCTGCTTCTTCAAAACAAACATGGGCGTGCCAATATTGCTCAATACAATGTAATTGCCGCGCCGACTTTTGACGATTGTGCCACCAGCTTGGAATACCTGTCTTGCTGTTTTTCGAGTTGCACCTGATGCAGTCTTATTTAATGGCAAAGGAATGTTTAAGTATGCGCCACCTGGCACGCCTCGATACGCACGCTTGGCGCGAACTACACCGCCTGTTTCTTGGATAGATGCGTAGCGTGTACCTCTTGAAAACACCGAACCGCCAAGACTTCTTAAATCGCCACCATGCGTTTCAGTATGAATGGAGCGCATGAGCGCGCCTGTTCTGCGATGCAGTGCTGTATTTGTGACAACACGCTCATGTGTATTGGCGACTGCACTTGATATAGCCTGTTTTGCTGCTTGGAACATGCTGCTTGGCAAGCCTTCAAGGTACGCACGAACCCCATGGTCTCGAATAGTCACACTCATCAGATAAAACCACCCATCGGGTGCTTGTACGGTTCAAGCAACCGCTTCACTGTTTTCAGTAAATCAAGTTCAGGGTATCGCGTAACGCCGCCATCGGTCGAGATATTCATTGCCCCCATGGAATCCTTACGCCCCCATTCATAGGCTATCTGCTGCAATGCCGCTTGCTCTAATGAACGCACGAACCCTGCATCCATGGCATCGGTTGCTTTCGCTATGTTCAATGGAGCGTTGCCAACTGAATCAATGCCGCCTGTATATGTAACGGTCGCATAAGCGTTGCCGTTGGCTTTGTATGTCACAAGCTTAATGCCGTATGGTGTAATCATGTAATCATTAGGGTTTAACACCAAGTTTTGAACAAACCCAAGACCCTGAATAACTCCTGCATGAGCGGTTAGTGTCACGCTTGCAATGCTACGCACTGGAAGCCCAGCAAGAGGAATCATTGTCCCATGAAAAAACACATCCACAACGCGCTCTTGCAAATCAAGCTCACGCCGCAGATATGCCTCGATAGTCGCCTGCATACCGTCCTGCAATACATCCAGTGCGGCGTAATTGTCGGCATCCTTATTCAGCCCAATGATTGCAGTTAGTTTTTCAGGTACGCAGAACCGCATCAGTGTGCTGTTCCGTTTGCCATTGCGGTTGTGATTTCTTGACCCGTAGCAACTCGCATTGAACCGCCTTGTATCAATGAGCTTACAATGCCTGTATTTGCTTCCCAGACATCATTCAACGCGCAAACGGTCTTTGTGCCAGTGCCATGTAAATCATAAGAGCCAGCGATGAGAATATAAACCTTATTCATCGGTTTCTTTCTTTTCGGCGTTAGGGTCAACGGTAATTTTAGCGGTTGACTTTTCCGCCTGTTCACCTGCGACCAAAAGCTTACCAAGCTTATCGCTTACTTCAGCAACATCATCTTTTTCAAAATCACGAATATTCGTGCCGCCCAAACAGGCTTTTGTGTCTTTCAAAAACTTCACTTTCATGTCGAACCTCCAAAAATATACATAAAAAAAGGGTAGGAAAGGGGCTTAACACCCCTTTCCAGCATCAATGCTTAACCAATAGTCATAGGTGTGAATGCTTCGGAAAGTACAACGCCACCACCAACGCGCTTCTTGACGATGAAACCTGTTGAATCCAACTCTGCATAGCGTTCATCTAAGCGTTTGATGGTCACGCCAGTGCGATCGTAAATACGATAGCCAGCGATGAAATCACCGAACACAAGTGCTTCTGCGCCAGTTGCAATAGCGGGCATACCTTCATCAATAGCAACAGGGCGACCCAACAAGGTTGCAGGAACGCCAGCTTGTGAAGATGGTTCCCATAGATATTCACCAGTGGTTGTTTTCAGCTTACGCACGGCTGCTTCGGTGAGGCTGGACATCATAAAAGTGCCGTTGCGGCGGTATGATGTGTTGACGCTTGCCATCATATCAATGATTGCGTCCATAGTAATGCCACCAACCGCACCTGATAAGACAGCACGAGCCACCACGCCTGCATCAAGAATTAAACCAGACGGCTGTTCTGATACAGCACCCAAACCAGAGCAGAAACCAACATCTTCTGCTTCGGCAATCGCACGGCTCGCTGCTTGGGTGATTTCATCGCCAACATCTGCTTCGGCATCTTCGAGGATGTTGTTATGCACAAGCACAAGCACTTTCAAATCTTCAATAGCGATATTCGCCTGATTCAAACCAGTGACAGGTGATTGCGTGATTGCGCCTTTACCCCAAGTCACTGCTGGTTTGGTCAATCCAGCCAAACGAACGGCATCACGACCCGTTTTACGAACTTGCGCGACTGGACGGAAGCCTGCCAAGTTGGAAGCCGCCATGATGATGTCGCTTTCCATATCTTCGGGAATTAAGAAGCCGCCATCACCAGCAGCAATGCTGGACAACGCACGCTTTTCGTCAGGGGTGCAACGCGCCATTGCATCAGCACCATAGCGCAAATGTTTTTCAAACGCGGCGTTCCGCAACTGCATTTCAGGGTCGGATGATTTGCCACCTTCAAGGTCGGGGCGTTGGTCGCGTGCTTCCATTTGCTCCAAGCGTTTCTGCATGGCAGAAATGTCATTGTTGATTGTATCAACTTTGGCGGAAGTTTCAGCGGTAGCTTCACCAGTTTTCCGCACTTCTTCATCGTGCTTTTCGTTGGCAGTTTTGAACTGCTCAAATGCGGTGTGAATATCGCCGCGTAATTCCTTCAATTCTACATTCATTATGATTTCTCCATCATAGATTTGATTTCAGCGCGTAGCTGTTGAATTGAGTGAGCATTGCTCGGCTCGGATGCGGCTTGGTTACCACCAGTGCATTGCGGCTGGATGGCTAGAAGTGCGGAAAGTTGTGTGCGTTCGGCTTCGTTCATATTGCCCCGTAAATGGGTTGCAATGCGTTCAAAGTCCTCGCGTTTTTGTTTTCGGTACTGTTCGGCAACGGTGTCGCCAAGTTCGGAAATCATTTTATCGGATTGAAGTTCACCGCGTTTGGCGGCGCGTACTTCATCGAGGGTCAAGGTGGTGTTCATTGCCAATGCTTCGTTGTCATACTTGTGTTCCGCCATGAATGAGCGAACGGCATGGGCAACGGTTTCAGGCTTCATCTTGCGAAGCTCACCCGTGGTTTTGTACGCCACATAATCAGCGAACCACGACTTGTATGCCGTGGCAAAATCATCAACGGCTTTGTTCGCCAAGGTGATAGAATCCTCGCCGCTTGATTCGCCCCACATAATATCTTCCATCGTTTCATCGAAGCCCCACAAAAGGCGATGATGCTTAGAGCGAAGGTCGGCTTCTTTCATCGTGTCGTTGAAATCTTCTGCACGCACTGAATTGATGGTTGCCGCATCATTGCTTTCAAACACCACAGGGGAAAATTCATAGAGTTTTACTTCATGGATTTGGCGAACGCCATCAACGATTGAATCCTTGCCGCGTGGTATGCTGAAACCAATCGAAAGCGTGTTAATCACGCCCTCTTTCATCAATAGCAGGGCTTCTTCCGCCTTCTGCACGCCTCGAATCAGTTGCGCCCGAACGAACAACCCATAATCATCCTCACGCATTTCAAGCGGCTTGCCAATCGGTTCGTCTTCATCGTGATTCCACATCACCTTAATCTTGTCTTTCCGCTCTTGGAGTGTCTTTGCAAACGCGCCTTTTTGGATGGCTGTACCGTATGTGTCAACGACACCAAAGACGGACGCATACCCCTCAAAAATACCTTTATCTGCATCAACTGCACGAATCTCAAACTTGCTGCTTTCGCTTCTCACTTGCTTATTCATAAAATCATCCTTGTACACTGAAAGTCATAGAGCATCGGCAGTTAATCCGATCGCCTGCTGAAAGATTTGAATCAACGGGGAATAAACCTCCGTTTGAAAACTTCTCAAAAAGTGGGACGGTCTCGCCGTTCATGTGGTTGTGGGCATCTCGAACATGGGAATCCAAAGCTGTACGCCATGTTTTATGTGTCATGCCTGATTGGGCGGCGGCGGCGAATTGCCCAAAGCTTGCGGATGTCCCGATTTCAGTGCGTGCAATACGCAAGGCTCGAACATCGGCAAAACCTCCAAACACATCATCAACCGCCTGTGCAACTTGGTTGGCGGTCATCTTCTCGATGATGCCGTTCTGAATCTGTTCTTGAATCAATGCACGCGTGGTTTCTTCGATTGCCACCACATCCGCCGCAATGCTTTCGCTCACCATTTTGTCGAGCATGGCAACCAGTGCTGCAAGCGTTTCGCTATTCATGTTCGGCTACCGCTACCGCTGCTTCAATTTGCATCTTCTTCAGAGCATCAACCCATTCTTGGCGGTGGTTTTGAATTGTAGCGTGTGGGTCATCATTATTTTCAATCGCCGCCACCACTTGCTTTCGCTGTTCGTCAAAGAGTGTTTTTAGCGTCTTTGCTGTTTCCAGCGTGTGTGCTTCGCGGATTGCTTCAAAGTCGCTTTGTGACGATTTCTTGCGCTGTTCCATGCGTTCTTTTCTAGCCGCCTGTGGTTGTGGCATTGGTTTGCCACCCCATGATTTATCGGAGCTTGGAAAAGCATCAAACCCAAGCTCAAGGCGTTTGTTAATCGCGTCAAAAGGTACGCCCATATTCCATAAGCCATTTGCAGCCCTCATCTTTTCCTGTGTTGATTCCTGCATTGCAGGGATGTTGCTAATATCGAAAACAATGCTTTCGCCCTGTTCCAATTCTGTTTGTAGTGATTGTCCAAGGGAATCGCGGATTTTAGTGAGTAAGGGGATGACTGTTTCTTCCCAAAAGATACGGCGCGACACCTTCAGATTGTTGAATGTGGAGGCTTCGGTTACGCCAATGAGTTGCGGCGGTACGCCAAAAATATTCAGGATTTCATCACGGTTGAATTTTCGGCTTTCGATAAAGTCCATTTCAGCGGGGGTCATGCCTGTTTTGATGTAGTTTGTTTCGCCACCAATAACGCCAGGCGTTCGAGCGTTTTTCGTACCTGTAAACATCTCTTTAATCTTTTCGCGGTAGGTGTCCCACTGGCTCATCGTCATATCTTTGATGACGAACACACCGTCTAGAATGCCTCGGTTCTCCATCGCAGACTTGTTGAAGTTCTGCTGTTCAACATCGGTGTCCACTGGCTTTGCTGCCGCCTGCAATACACCAATGCCGATGACAGGGTTTGAAGGATTGGCAAGTTTGATGTGCATGACTTCTTTTTTATCTAATTGCGCGCCTGTTGAACCGTCTTTCTTTTTCAGTGCGTAATGGTCAACCCATGCACCACCAACGACGGGCGCGATTTTATCTGGAGATAATCCCCATAGTTCGGTTGTACGACCGCCTGTGACGACTTTCTTGGCATAGGCATTGCCAGACAAAAGCAACCATTGTGTAAACAATGAAAAAAGCTCCTGCCGTGAGATTTCTGGATTGGGGTTTTTAAGGAGTTGGGTTACAGGATGGTTTTCAATTGGGTTTCCGTCTTTGTCCTGTACAAAAAACGGAACAGAAGAAACGGCATTGGAAATCGCATTGCAGGCACGGAACACCCAGCCGCTTGCCGTGTACCCATCGCTCACAGCCTTCGAGACTTTCCATGAAGTCCACTCTGGCTGCGTCTTGTTTAGCACAAACTTGGCTTGTGCGTCTCGTGCATTGCGTTTGTTCATGTGGCGAATTATCCACAATGCAACGAAACGCTACACCCCGCCGATTTTTACACTACACCTGTGGGTTGAGAACTAAGCCCAGCGTTCCTTATGGTTCTCAAATTCATCCTTTATATCAACCAATGGTATCTCACTAATCGGCTTTCCATCACAGTGTCTCGATATTAAGTCAGCTATACACCAAGGGTCAACACCCATCATCGCCGCAATCTTACTGATTGTTAAGAACTCAACTCTTGAAAATGAACCTTGGACAACAAGACTAATCAACGATTCATTGTGAATTCCATCTTCAAACAATCCTAATAAAACCGCGTTAAGTAATTGCAGCGTATCAGGGTAAATATCGCACAAATCACTGTTGCCCGACTGTTCTAAAAATGAAGTTGTTAAATCCTCCACATCAACATCATGCAAATCTTGATTATCACCTGAAAGCAGCTTTAATATTTCATTTCGTTTCATGTCTCACCTCTGTATTAAATTCAAGTCTTGTTCATCACCATCCAATCATAATCGGTTTGGAATCATCACGCACCCAGTTTAAGAACTGCGAAAAGGAATCTACTTGGTCATCATGTGGTGCGTTTGGGAACGCAGCAATCTCGCTTTCAAAGTCAAAAAGCCAGTCCGAACGCTCTGGCAGGCTTACACGCCCTGCAAAAATCATGCTGGTACATGCTGAAAGCCGCGTAACCTTATCGCTCACTGGCATGATGGGAATCACTGGCATGAGCGTTGAAGCCTGCAAGTCCTGAATCAATGATGAACCACTGGATTTATCTTCAATCAGTACCGTGTCTGGCTTGTACTTATCGTGAAGCCCCATGCATGCGGCTTTCAATTCAGGATAAAGCATCTTCTTCACGAACACATCAACTAAGTAATACACATTGTCACCGATTGCCCATGTGGTGCATACCGTTGGGTCATTAAGTTCGTTGGCTTTTTGCGCCGTGTCCCAGCTTTGCACAATCCGCAACCCATCAGGGATGATTTTATGCCGTTTGAACTCGGAGACTTTGACCATGTTGCCGCCCTTGATGATCGGGTTCTGCTGATAAAGTGATTCCCAATTTTCTGGAAGCATCGTGTCGCGCAATGAATGCAGGAGTTCAATAGATTTATGTTCAGGGAACAATGCTTCCCCTTTGCGCCTCTGTGGTTCGTCATGCTCTGCAATCGCTTTGTATGTAATCACCTGCACATCGTCACCAAGCTTCTTTTTAAGCCTGCCAATGGGGTCATCAACATGCCAGCGAGTAAGAATAGCGAGCATCCCAGCATCTTCTGAAAAGCGCGTGAAAAAGTCATCTGTAAGCCAAGACCATGTTGAATCACGAATTGTTTTACTCGCCGCTTCCTTCCTCCCTTTTATGGGGTCATCAATCACGCCCAAATCAAGCGATTCACCAACAATGCTACCGTTTACCGTTGTGTTTCTGAAATAACCAATACGGTCAACATACTCAATCAATTCGCTGTTTCGCGCATACGCCAATGCAGTCACTACATTTTTTCCGCTTATTTTTGTGTCAGGAAAGCATTTCTGATACCGCTCTAAAGAATACATGCGCTGACAGGCTTTATTGGCACGCATACCAAGCCGCTCGCTTACTGAAGTGTAAATAGTTCTGCAATCGGGGTTCTTGCCAGCGAGCCATGTGATAAACTCTGTTATCATCCTGCTCTTTCCATGCTGCGGCGGTGCTTCAATAACCAACTTGGGGCGATTTCCTGCAATCATATCTTCATAGAACTGCTGGAGATGATGTGCCGCATCCTTCTGCCACCAGCCTTTTTTTATTTCGGGGTCAATCAGTTGCCGAAACGCCCAGAACGAACGCCGCGCTTGAATCAACGCCATGCGCTCCATTAAATCCAATCTATTCATCAAGAATAATCGGCGGCAATCCGCGTGATTTCAACTCCTCGCGTATCTGCGCTTCACTCATTGCATCGGTGGATAGGTTTTGATTGTTTTGGATGTTGACTTGAGTGGTTGGCGTTTTGCCAAGCAATGTTTCTTTGTTTTTCGCAGTTACCCGAGCATGTATATCATAATGACCAAGTTCAACCTTATTCGCCTTCTCCATTTCCTTTAGCTTTTTTGTTACGCCGTTCTGATTATGCTCTGCATCCGTGTCGAACAATTCTTCCAACCGCAATCGTCGGTTTATTTCATTATCAACCAAAACCGAACGACCCCCAAACTCTTGTTCGGTTTTCTGTTCGATTTCTTTTTTTTCTTTAAGATTTAACATCTTAGCTCTTATGATTGGTTCGGCTTTACCTTTGACCCAACCCTCTTTACGAACCTTTTCACTGATAGTCGCCTTCGCAACACCGAACCGTTCGGTTATCTTTGCATAGACCAGACCTTCAATCTCATACGCATCGCGTATCTTTGCCCAATTGTACTTAGCCACGCAACACCTTCTTAAGATGCAATGCCAACGCATCCACCATATCGGCAATCAATGGCAAATCCCCTGGTAGTTCATCCACGGCGATGTCAACCAAGATACGCCTCAATCACTTCTTTCGCTTCTACCCACCCTTTGCACACAACCGCCATGAATCCAGCGTTATTCAGCCGCTCAAGCCATTCTTTCTGTTCGGGTGTGGGGTAGCTTCCTTTTTGTCGCTTAAGCTCAATTCTCAAGCCGTGGTAGATGCCTGATGGATAATCAAGCATGAAGTTTGGGCTATTCCTATCTACACCAGCCATTACAGCATCACTGGTAACCAGCATCGCTAGATTGTTGACCATATATTTTTGAATATCTCTACCATCGAAGTATTTGATGACTTTATTTATCTCATTGTTTACACATACAGCAATTAACTCTGCCTTATATTGTATAGGTAGCTTAGAATGCTTCGTTCTATTACAGTGAGGACAAAGAAGTTGGATATTTCCAACTGTGTTTACACCATTTCTTGAGACAGGTATTATATGGTCAATGTCATAACCATCACTGATAGATTCACTGCAAATTGCACATTCTCCGCGCTGTCTATGATAAGTTTTCACAATATCACTTTTGCGATAACTCCCCTTGCCTCTAACTCTTTTCTGCCTAATTGTTGATGGTTCTATTCCATGTCTCCAGTTAGGGTTGCTTTCCCCCCTTAATGATACCTCATACCCTTTAGCCATACACTTTCTGGAACAATATGTACCTGAATTCAAAGGTCTTGATGGTTTCGTTAATATTTTCTTATTACACTCTTTACAATAGCTAACCCTCATTTTTAACTTTGACTTTTCTGCCTTTATTGAACCAGTCCTTTTGGAACTGCATGACCTACTACAGCATTTTCCACCACCTGCTTTTATCTCTTTCGGTTTTACCTTAAATTCTTTTTTACACCATAAGCATATTCTTTCAACCAAACCGCCTTTCCAGTTTGGATTATTATTTCCAGTTCTTAACTTACTATAACATTTTAAAGAACATGCTACAGGGTTTTGTTTAGCTCTTGATGGCGGAACACAATATGTTTTTTTACACACCGTACATAACAATTCAACTGGCATATTTCACCACCTTTATCGAACCATCAATTCCCCAAATCTTCGTCACCCTGCTGTCCCATACCCTGCAATCTTCATTAAAAACTGCGTCTAAAAGTGCTTTTTCTAAATTATCCTTATCAGGTCGCTGTTGGTGTGGTTTACCAAACATTTCAAGCCGTTTTTTCTTACTCCAGCTTTTTGGCATCGGCATGATGAATGTTATATGACTTCCAGATTCAGGGATTGATACACCAAGTGTTTTACACGCATCCTTAAACGCCCAATATTGCGCTGTACACGGTCTTTTTTTCCAACGGTCTGATTGTGTCATGCGTGGTTTTGAAACTGGTGTTATGTTGTATGATTGCGTCGCTTGTTTTTCGTTCATAGAAAACCGTGCTTTTTCAATTCAATCATCCCGCCTGCTATCTCAACAATGATGACAAGAATCGCAGAACCGATCACGAATGGCGAAAAATAATCATAGGAAATAGCAATGATAAACCAAGGGATTATCACATCAATATATGGTCTAACGCATCTCAATGCTTTAAGAAACTTCATGTCACACGCTCCAATTCATCACTTCCTGCTCTCCGAAACCATGCGTTGCCGTTGGCATCCATGCGCCGCACTTCGTAGCGGTCACGATTGACACCGCACACTTCCAGCACAATACCTTTGAAATCGGCACTTTTGTAACGCACCTTATCGCCCAACTGCAATTCTTTACTAACC